TTTAAAGGATCTGAGGTAAAAGTTTCTGTAATAAATGATCCCTCATAAATTTGAACATTTTCAAATAATGCTACACCGTTTACAACTGGTACTGTTATATTTTCTGGTATAGAAAATACAAAACTTTGTCCACCAAAAGTACCAGATGAAGTACAAACAATACCCTTTTGTAGAGATAAAGTTAATGGAGGATTTACTGTTATATCAGAAACATCTATAAGAAATGAGATATTGGCAATTGCTGATTGGCGAGAGCGAGGAATGTATCCAATGTTTCTTGCTAGTGATACAACATTTTCTCTAAGTGTGGCACTATCAATAAACACTTCATTACTCACCATATTTGCATTATATGATGAGATATAAGTATTGTATGCTAATGTATCAATAATTATCGATAAATTAGATCCTTCAAAATCATAATCAGTAAAATTGGAATTAGCACGAATATAATCCTTTATGGAAGTTTTTATATCTTCAAAATCTAGGGAAGTAAAGTTTACTAGTGCCATTTATCGTGTTTGCTCTAGAGCGAAATTTAATTTTTGAGGTAGAACATCAATACCCACAATATTATACGATATATTTACATCAAATGAATTCTCTTCATAATTGGGTAATACTTCAACGGATATTAAATCAACTCTTGGTTCATAATTTTGAATTACACTTTCAATTTGATTTCTAATAATTTCCGCAGATATATCATTAATATTTTCAAATAGAGATTTTGAAATTGTTGATCCTAATGTTTCATTAAAAAATCTTTCACCGGGTATAGTAAATACTAGATTACGAATAGAACGAGCAATAGCAGTTTCATTTTTAATTGCAATAAGATCAAAATTCAATGGGCTTATTTGAAAAGATGAACTTATATCTTTAAAATTTTTACTTACTCGTTCTAGTGGCACATCTAATGTAGCAATTCTATAGTTTATTTATCACCATTCTTGAAGTGGAATTGGTTCAGTTCCATATTCCCAATCATCATAATCATTTTGATTGCGTATTTTTTCATGAAGTTCATTCTGCACAATGAAGTCATGCTTTTTTGGAGTCAAAATATCATTGTTAATTTCCCGAAGCATTTTGGTTTTTTCTAATGCACCATAATCTGTAACTAATCTATCAGTTCCCCAAGTTTGTTTCATAAAATCACGGTTTCTATCTGAAGGTTGAGACATTTTTTTTCTCCTGATTTAAAATCAGAACTTTTAAAGGGGTTTCTATCCCTTTCAGATTCTATCTTATATATCTTGCAATAATTTAAAGCAAAAAAAAATTCGGAGATTTTGTCTCCGAATAATTTAATTATTTTCCTTGTCCACGATATCTTTTTCTTGCTTTATTGCGACTTGAAGCTGCGTATTTTGTATGCTTTCCAAGACCCTGACGAGTAGACTTAGGTCTTGATTCAATTTGTTGTCCATTTAGATTAGGTCTTTTCGCCATTTAAAAATTCCTCCAATACAATTTCATTAGGATTATAGTCACCTGTATTATAATATTTTTCAGAAAGTTCGTCAAGAATTTCCGCTGCTTCTTCATAGGAAAGGTTTTGGTGAATAACCTTTCCTTTATAAAGAATGTTGAGCATATCAAATAACTCTAATTTTCTCGTGACCTACGCGAATACGTGGATCGCACCAGATTTCAAATCCTTTTTCAATTGCATCAAGACAGAATGAAACATCCTCACCACACATATCTTGAACTGCTCCAGATTCAAATACTTGCATCTTCGGTGCAAACCAAGGATATTCAAGATTTTCAAATACTCCATTTTTAATGAGTACCCATCCAAATCCAGTGTAATCGACTGTAAAGGGCTTACGACGCTTTGCAATTGATTCAATAGTTTCATGATTCATAACTCCACCATTCTTGCGGAAATCATCCTCTTCTAACCAATGTGCTACTGAAGTTGTGTGTCCATCTTCCGTACAATACCAACCAGCGGAGATGGGTCTTTCTTCACCTTCTTCTGGAAGTGCTACATCACAAAGTTGCCAAAATTTTTCTGTATTAAACACAATGTCACTGTCAATCCAGAGTTGATAATCATAATTAAGTTTTCCGTCCCAGGGAATCTGATTTGGGCCACGAAGGACGTTTGCTCCTAAAACTTTACAACGTGCAAAGTTTACCATTGATGAGTAATCTTGAGAGATCTGAATACTCATCCCATTTTGTACCAAATCAAAGCATAGTTGTACAAATGCTTTTAGAAAGGTAAATGAACATCCTCTACCCGGAAGGCAAAAGACAATTGATTTACCTCTCATTCTTTCTTTAATCGCATCATAGTCCCATTCTTCAGTCTTGGGAGCAGGTGATGCTGCTTTTACTGTGAATCCTTTTGCCATAAGTTATTTTAAAACCTCAAACCAAGTTTAGCATTTTATTTAGAGTTTGTCAATGTGATGAATTTAAAATTAATTCCTTATCTACAATTAATTCTTCATAAGACAAAACATCAGAGCTACACAAAAGATCAGAAAGACGATTTAATGCAATCCAAGTTGTATTAAATTCTTCTTCTTTAAGTGAATGGTATATGCATTCTCCTTCTGCATATATGTGGTATATTTTCTGAGACATATATTTTTATTTTGTCAACGCATTATATATTATCGCTATTAAAAATCCTAATGGTACTGCGATTATACGCAAACAATTCTTTGGATATCTTATTAACCATCCAGCAAAAACAACTTTCCAAAAATTCCAGTAGGGGGGTTGCCGCGATTTTTTTTGCCTGGAAATTTTTTTATACTGAGGGTAATTCACTTTAATTTTTTTATCCGGAGATTTTTTTAAGAACTTAGAATATTATATCATTTTTTGTGAGAGTCTTATATAACTATCGCCTTTCTTAAGATTTGTAGGTTATGGGGACCCATTAATTTTCACCGCATCGCCCCGCTCATAAGGATCGCTAATCAATCAGAACACTGTCGATAAGCACGACTAATCACTGTCATTTAGCACGAACGAATGAGGGTGCTAAGTGTAACGAACGAAGCACCCTTATGTATACCTTACCTGTTGTCCAGAATCGCCTCAATGAAACTCATAAGTTCCCCAAGGTCAACTCTACTATCCTTCCAATTCTCCTCTGGGCCGTATACATTCAGAAAGTGATTTTCAACAGAGCAGCAGGCGGCGAAGTTGTGCGCTTGGTTGTAAGGAACGGTGCCGAGCATGATGATAAGAATCAGGTGGGAATTGAGAGGGGGAGAGTGTATCCCTCCCCATAAGAATCAGGAGGAAACTTTTACCTCATCGGCGTGAACTTCGGCGTATTGAGCAGCAATGCTCACAGCAGAGATTCCCCAGTTAATGTATGAACCAGGGCGGGAACCATTCTTAATTTGATCCCCACGGGCGATCCATTTGATCTGGCGGGTAGCGAGGTCAGAGCAGGGAGCGAATCCGGGCATTGGTCGTTTGCGGTTGACTTGTAAATTGTACCATGGATCGGGGGCCTCTGCGGGCCCCCGGTGGGAATCATCGCCCGTCAGTGTAATCCCCGAGAATCATCCCATTCTGGCGAACTTGGGCGTATCCAAATTCTTCAGAGAGGGAGAGGCACAGATCCCAAGCGCGGCCCAGGTCAGAGGTGGATTCCGACTCATGAGGAGCGGAGGGAACGTGAACGGTGTAGCGGGTCATGAGCGGTTTTGTGAACTGAGAGAATTGTAGCACCGATTCGGGGGGATCGGGGGCCGTTGCGGGCCCCCTGTGCCACTTCACAGATCGGCCATCATGTCTACAATTTCAGCATGATTTACCTTTACATCATCCCAATTAACATCATCCGTTGTTTTGAAGCAATCGCAATTGTTCATACAACGGATGAACTTTTCATAAGGAGTTTCATTGTCCCCACAATACTCTACACACGCCTTGGCAGTGTTATAAAGAAACTCATCATTCTGCATCCACAGAGCTACATTCCAGGTTTCGTAATTTGTCCAACCATTATAGGTTTGATCGGTGAAATCGGTTTGGTAAGTTGCAGTTGCCATGATCAGAAAAGCGAGATGAAAAGTGTAAAGAATGGGGGGGAATTTCTTCCCCCTGATTGTCTCAATCGTTGGGGCCGAAGGCACACTCTAGGGAGTATTCTTCGAGGGCCTGATCATCATCCCAAGAATAATGATCGTTCATTGCCTCACACAGTTCTTCGGTAAGTTCCAGCATACCGAATTGCTCCAATTCTTCAATCTGAGAATCACAGAGAAAAGGAAAGTCGTTCATTGGGGTGTCCTTTGTTTGACTCTTTAAGTCTACAGGCTGGGAGGGGGATCTTGTGACCCCCCTTGTGCAACTTAACCGACTGTCACCCGAGGATGGCAGCAGCGAGACGATCCCGCTTTCGGATTGCGGAAGGGAAGACAAACCAGAGGTCGCGCTTGCCATTCTTGGTACGGGTCGCGCCGATCATACCATCACGCTCCAGATCCACCATCACGGCGTGAATCGTACCCTTGTGGCGCTTGGGATCCATGCCCATGGCCCGGACGATCTCGGAGCAGGTCTGGGGACCTTTCTGAATCAGGGTGGAGCGGACGGCGATGCGGGTCAGAGTGGAGAAGTTCATTGGTTTGGTTTGAACTGTGTTTATCATAAGGGGCCCAGAGGCAATCTCCAGGCCCAGTGTGCCACCTTTCAGACTGTCACAGCATCTCCACAAGGTGGCAAATGCTGGTGATCTGCACCGGAGTTTGATACATTAACACGTCCTCCAGAAGGTTACCATTGGGGCGAACGATTGCGACTTCAAAGGTATCACAATCAACCTGCCCATGCAGACCACAACCAGCAGGGCCGGAGACTACACTAATCCGCCAATCATTCTCAAAAGTGTGTACCGCTTGAATAGCACCGGGGAGAGTGTGATTATCAAACTCTAGAGCGGAGAAGTTCATTGGTTTGGTTTGAACTGTGTTTATCTTAAGGGGCCTGATGGGGGATCCGAGTCCCCCTTGTACCACTTGGCGAACTGGCACACCTCGGCGGTTTTATGGGTTGGGGGGCGTGCTAGGATGAAGGTAGAACCTATTTTTGGTGAGGTTAATTATAAAAAAAGAGGGAGAATTAACTCCCTCGTTTCTTATAATCAGATCAGACCTTCTTTCTGAAGACGATTGTAAAGAATCCCTGCAAGTTCTCCACACTCAGGACATGCTTTGGCATACTTAATCTCAGAGCGGAGAGAATACTTTTCAGGATTCTTATACCCTCCAAACTTATAACGATGCACTGCACTTATAAGTTTCAGAAGTTGACGTTTCTTCAGATCTTCGCCCGCAATCTTATACATTGGGCAGAAGTAGCGATAATCAGCAATTGCACGACAACGCTTCAGTTTGTCAACAATTTTCAGAGAATCACTAGCACCAAAATAAGGTGTCAATTCTACAGTCAGAAAAGCATTGAAGGGGGCAAGTTCTACAGGTTCATTGTTAGCAATCAGATTAGGTTGATTGTTAACTTGAGTCTGAAGAGTTTCAAACAGTTTCTGAAACGATTCCAGGACAGCGGAATCAATCGTAATAGAAACTTGAGACATGATAATTGTCTGATGTTGGTGGTGGTCGGTTGGGTTGTTTCCCTCCCGATGAACATAGTATGGCAGGTCTGATGGATCAGGTCTATAGGTCTTGTGCCACCTTACAGACTGTCCCCTCAGACCGTCTTAGGGGTCTGGGTGGTCTTAGACTATGGAAACAATCAGAAGAGGGCAGAGGTATGCCTTATGATTAAATGATCGTCACGGAACCTGCCATAAAATAATGACACACAAAGTATAAAAAAGGGAGGTGATTGTACCTCCCCCAGTATACCTTACGCTGCGACCAGTTTCTTACTGTAACCGCTAAACTGTTTAAGTGCCCGACGAGCGCGAATTGCAGCACCCCAGATAGAACCTTTGGGTTGCGTTCCATGCACTAACAGAGCGAAAGGTTTATCACCAAAACAATGAGAATCATCGTGATCTACTTCCAGACCGAGACTAGCAGCATCAGCGTCATTCATAACGACTTTGCTATAACGAGGAAAGTAACCTTCATCAATCAGGTAGTCAAACTTACCACCATAAGATGCAGTCAGATAAAAATTAGAGGGCAGAGGAAAGTGTAAGAACAGTTGCAGACTCTTAGAGTAGCAGTAGAACTTAAGGTCAGGATTGCGGTGAGCAACTTCAATCCAGGCATCCAAATAAGCGCCAGAGAAAAAGTCACCAGACTCGTGAATCCTTACCAGTTTGGTTTTTTTAATGCGGGATTCTTGGATTGAATTGTGAATCAGATCGGCAGCAGATCCGTTGCCGATAGCATCAACAATCATCTGCAGATTCTCTGCGCGATTGTTAAAAACCGCATCGTATTGCACCTCAGAAGATGCAGCGAAACAACGGAATTCTGTATGCTTGCCGTCTACAATCTTACGCTTGCCGTTATCATCAACGACAGCAAAAGACTTGCAAAACATAGCACCCGGACAGGTTTTGCCTGCGGGAAGATTAAAGATCAGGGTGTCGTTGGAGAGTTTGCCGTTGCCGTTGGAAAGGTTGAGCATTGGTCTGTCCTTGGTTGACCTCTACAGTATACACACAAAAAAGGGGGATCCGAAGATCCCCCTGTGCCAGTTGTCAAAGTGTCACACTGCTGCCAGTTGATCGGCAGGAATCAGCATACGCTCGGCAACCCAACGGCGGTAGGTTTGACCGATAGAACCGCTAGGATTCTGAAGATAGTTAACAATAGCGTCCTCACTTTCGGTGACGAAACTATAAACTTTGTCCAGATTGCTCTGGAAAGTGATGCTAACCTCTTGACCTTCCACCTCAACAGTAGCGAGGCAGGAAGATTGTTGCTCAGTAAAAGTGAATTTCATAATGATAAAAATGAATTAGAATTAGAGAACTATGTGCTATGAGAGTGTCTTTGAGGCGCATCTCATTCCTTGAATTAAAACTCAACAACCCAATCGGGATCGTTGATAAGATTCACCCAGAAAAAGTATTTGTGGTTCATTGATGCTAGAAAGACTCTATCACCTTTATGCTGTTCCACAATACACTCCGAATCATTTTGTAACATGTTAGCAAAACGATTCTTTGCTTTCTTAGATTTTGGAATCACAAATGCGGTTTCCATAAGAATCTCGTGAACATTGTTATTATAGCACATAAGATCCTAAGACTGTCAGATCTTATGTGCCAGTTCTTAAAGTGTCACAGTCAGAATTCAATCTCCTCAGTTTCAGTTTCAAAAATGTCTGTGATTGCATCAAGAATTGCAAGAATCTCGTTGCCATCATTACCTTGCTTCAGCATTGAGATCAGAACTTTCTTAGACATGATAAGAATGATAAGGTTTTTATGATGAGCAGTTTATAGTCATGCTCAGGACTATAAGATTCAGTTCTTATGAAAGAACATGACGATAATCAAGGGATTTGATGCACCAACCTGTAGCGCATGTGATCTCTTCTACTAGATCCTCCTCATCATCAGCATCCCAGATTTGACCGAGAGTATCATTTGTGATGTCCTCCTGATAACCTAGAGTTGGTTGATTGTTTTCATCATCACAAGTGAAATCAAACTCAATTTCGGTAACTTGGAACTTCATTTGCGGAGTGGAGAATTGAAGTAACGAGTGAAACATAGCACCAGAATGATGCCAGTGGAGATGACACCGACCAGTCCGAGAACTGTCACAGCATCACCAGAAAACGAGTAAGTGTCAGGCGTCATCAGAATCTTCAGAATCAGGAATAAAATCAATCAGAGGAGTTGGGATACCATTCTCATCCCAAACAATCAACTCAGACTCAAAAAGAACATCAAACATAATCAGAAATCATTGGGAGAATCAAGAGGCAAACCAAATGAAAGATCATCATAGTAATCTTCAATGACTTGTTTAGTTTCTTCGTCATCGTAGAAACCAAACTCAAATAGTTCTTCAATTTGCGGATCAGTTGTGAAGTAATCCATGAGGTGTCTTTGGTTGACTTGTTCAGTATAGCAGGGGAGTGAGGCGAACTACCGCTCCCCTTGTGCCAGTTAATCAGGTGTCCTGAAGAACATGAATGACCTTGCGGATGTGATAAACATCTTCACAATCAAACTCATCATCATCCAGAGCATTGCCAACAAAGTTATAAATCAGATCCCACTGAGAATCTGTAAACAGTTTGCGGTAGATGGTCTTGGAAAGAGTGGATTCAGACATGGTGAATGTCTCAGGAACAAATGTAGTATGGCAGGGATCCTGAGAAAACTCAAGACCCCTTGTGCCACTTTCTACGCTGTCACAAGCGAGGGAATGTTCACTCGCTCCACAGGGCCTTTGTAGTTAATCTTGAATGCTTTCCAGTTATCATTGAGATCGTACAGGTAAGCATACTCTTCTCCAGAGTTTCCTGAGACAAACTCATCAAAGGAAGTCATTGTGGGAGGTTCATCTTCACCTCGCTCGCTGTAATACAGTGGTTGAGGTTCACGATCATTCTCACTCATAATGTGACCTTGAGCATCACAAACATGATTGCCTTCTTCATCATAAAGACACTTACCATTAGTCCAAGTGCCACGAGTCAAAAGAGATGACATAGAACCACCATCAATGAGTTCTTGTACATCTTCGCGGTTCATGTAACGCTCAACCAGAATGCGACCATTGTGCTCAACATAACCATCCCAGTGACAATACACCGAGACTACAGAATGGTCGGGAAGTTCAATGCCAATGCGGGAACGAGTGCCCATGAGATTTGTGTGGTGAACGAATGTAGTATAGGGGAAATGGGGAGCATTTCAACTCCCCTTGTGCCACTTCTCAGACTGTCACAAGGTCTTCGGGATAGATTGTAAATTGATCTTTGAAGAATTCCTCTTTGGAAGAATAGAAACTCCAATCAAGATCTGGGTTCATTTCACAATACTCTTCCCATGCTTTTTCTGCCATAGGAACACGCATCGCAATCATTGCCTTATAAGCAAGATAAGATGCTTCACGATCAACAGGAACCCATTGAGTGGCAATCTCATCATAATGCTTGCTAAGAAGATTACGAACAAGATTGAATTGTTCTTCGGTGAAAGAAACTTTCATGAGATGTCTCAGGAACAAATGTAATGTAACAGCAATTCTCCACTCACACCAGGATCCTGTGCCACTTCAGAAACTGTCCCAGACCACTCCAGAATCGCCCACAGCACCCTTATAATAGAGTCACAAGGGAAAGAGAGGCGGAATCCTCATTTACAACAAATAGGGTACTTATCCTGCTCTGAAATAATAAGAATATAAGAATAAAAAAATAGATCAGGACACCACTCCTGATCTATAATCAACCTACTACCATCAACCCATAAATTATAATTACTTTACAGTTCTCACTTTTTGACTATTAGTTGGGGGCAAAGAACCTTCCACCGTTTTAGAATACCAGGTATGGTGTACCTTTAGAGATTAGACCAGGAGAATCACACTGTGCCTCACGAAGTGCAGTGACTTCATTATCAAGTAACAGATCCTCCTCAAAGTTATAAAGAATCACCTCACGATTGAGTTGTTCTTCAGTCAGGTTTTGCAGATTAGTCAGAAGATCCTGATAGGTCATTGGTTGTTTGGTGTTGACTGAAGACATCATAAGACACCTTTAGGTTGCTTCAAGGCATCATTGTGCCAGTTATCAAAGTGTCTTATATGGTTTCAAAACAATATTATCCATAATACAAACAGAAATCTCTGTAATAAGATCAATATCTTCTGATTGAAGATTCTTTGAAACAAATTCAGGAATCAATTCCATCATTAATTCAACATACCTTTCATCCTGAAAGATATCATCAATAACATCAGATGTTAGAGCAATTGAAAGATTTTTGATCGTTGAGTTTGAAAGTGCCATAATTACATAAATTCCTCAATAAAATAATCTACTGTAATCTCGTGTTCTTCACAGAACTTTTCTACATCATCAGGTAATTCCCTAAGAATATCTGATACAGTGAATTTTTCCCAGAGAGAATAGAATTGCTGTTCGTTCATTGGTGGGATTTCAGAGATCTTAAGGTACAATTAATCTTCAAAGGCGACAAACCTATTCTAATGGTATTCTGATAGGTCTGTCAAGTCTTAAAGGTCTTATGTTAATGTTTCGTAACATAAGACCTTAAGATAATCTTATACCATCATCAAGGCAGGAGACTTAGTAACCTTATGTGTAAACAAAGGTCCACATTCCACACTGTAAGGATAAGACTCAGAGTTGAACTCTTGAATCACTTCCCAGGTCTCATGATCACAACGGATCATTACAGCACCATCCATTTCAGGATCTTGAAGATGTGCAGTGTAGAATCCTGAGGCATAACCAATAGAAGACGAGCAGGAGAATTGATTAAAGAAACCATGTTCGTTGGTTCCAAAACCAATCACTTTGTACAGGGTTTTAGTGCTCATTGGGTGTCCTTGGTTGACTCTGTTATCTTACCCGCCTTCTAGGGACACAGAGGCACCTCTCAGACAGTTCTAGAAGTGGCACAGGGTTCCTCCATAAGACCCATCTGATGCCTTATGATAGTCTTACAACCAAACAAGAGCAGGGGTATGCTCGATAATGAAATGATCGTAACGAAACCTGGAAAAAAATAATAAAAAAATAAAATATAAAAAAGGTGCCATAAAGACACCTTAATTCTTATAGTTCAGCGAGCGTACATGCAACTTCCCGCCCAATCTGCATTCTGAAGCAACCATTCACGCTGCTCAATAATTCGCATATCGTAGCGAACACCTTTGGCAGGAGACTTCCATGATGCAGACTTATAAACCTCTCCAGTTTTCTTATCAATGAAGCAATAAACAGAACGATGTTTATCAACTTCCATAATGACCTTATGATACTTTTTACCAGGTTCGTGATAAAAATTGTACTCACATTCACCATTCTTTAGTTTTTCAATGCAATTCTGATGCCAATCCTTACTAAATTGATCATCATATCTTAGAATTGACTTTTCATGCTGTTTGATGCTATAATCAATGTAGTTCTGAACTAATGCATCACAAAGCATCAGAGTCCATTTCGTTACATTCAGTTGGATGGTGTTGCGAGCATCCTGTTCGGCAACATAATCAGTGAAGGTAGCAGTCATGGGATTTCCTGGTTGACTCTTATAGTATAAACACCCCACCAGACGAATCTGATAAGGTGTGGGACAGTTTCTCAAGTGGCACAATAAGATGCGTAAGAACGAATTGGAGACCGTTTGTTAGTTGTTTTGTACTCAGGAACAACTACAAAACCATTCTTCTTCATTTCTTGAATAAAAAGATAAGCATCACGATCTTCTTCCAGATAAACTGTCTTACCTTTCTGATAAGAATAAGGAGTAATCTTATGTGTAATATTCAATTTTTGTAGAAGATCATACTTTACCGCAATCCATCCATGTCCTGGATCAGAATAAAACTTAACAGTAAAAGTTTTCATCAGAATTGGTGGTGAACTCTTCTAATATTAAGTGCTTAAGACCATAAAAAAAATCTGATGTGACACTTTAAGAACTGGCACACATCAGACTTTCCTGATGGTTCTTATGTTAGATACTGAAGTCCTCCACATAAGCATCAACACTCTCTGCTGGTTCCAGATCAAAGAGACGTTCGTAATCAATCTGTTTCGCATCAAAATCTTGAAATACGTCAAACTCTAAGGTTACACGTACTTTCTTTTTCTGTGCTTGAAGAAATGCTGTTGCCATAAGAACTCCGTGTGATTGAACTGAAAGTATCATAAGGCATTATGTGATGTATGTCAATGGTTATTTGAGTGTATTTATGAGGTCTTATGAAATCTTATGCTTTTATACGCATAGAGTATAAGACTTATAAGATTGATAAGATTGATAAGAAAAAAGACCCATGAGACTTCGTAGAGTGTCTCACAGGTCTTATACCCACCAACATAAGAACTATAAGGCATTTTAAGTATTCTGTCAAGTACTTGGAGTATTATGAGATCTTATGAGAATTTGTTGGGGTATTATGAGATCTTATGGTCGGGGGCCTGGAAAAAATCTCTGGGGTCTTGTAAAAAAACAGTGGTCGTGCTATAATAAAACATTTAAGATCACAAGGATCTAAGAACTATAAGATCCATAAGATCCATAAAAAAATAATAATATCTCTATGCTCCTAAAGACATACAATAAAAACACACATCATATTTTGTCACGATTTACACACAAAGTTCATCATACTTTCTCCTATATACAAAAAAGTATGAGAATAACAATATGATTCAGAGTCCCACAAAGAAGATCTCTGACATTGAAGGTATGGAAAAGTATAATTTTTATTTCGTTACCATCAATGGAGAAATATATTCAAATAAGTTCCATAAAATAAGAAGATTAAAAGAATATTGGTCTAATAGTAATAAGTCTTATCGTGTAGTTCAACTATCTGATGGTAAAGGTAATAAAAGATCCTTCTACATTCATCAAATAGTTTGCAAAGCATTCTTACCCAATAGCACTAACTCATGGGGTATAAGACACAAAGATGGTGACGTTACTAACAATGCTCTTGAGAACTTAGAATGGTTAGGAAGAAAAAGAGAAATAGATGGTAATACAGAACTTGATACTGATCGTCTTATATTAAGTAAAGATCTAAGTGACTTTATTAAACTTGTTCATTTAAGTGCAATTAAGAAAAACATTCCTGTTCCTGATACTTATGAATTCTTTCATGGTATATTAAATGAATCACTTGAAGAATACATCAATCGTTATGGTCTGAAGAAGACAATGTATCAGTTAGAGAACTCTTAACTTATTCTTCTTCTCTTAGATGTGTCTATAGTCAGTCATTGTCAAGTTCATAAACGACTTTCTCAAGTTCTTCTAGAAGTTCAGAAGTGAAGTTTTCAATGATTGGAATTGATTCTTCGTCCTCATTACAATCATAATACAATTCACAATCATACTGATAGGCAAGATCATCATCCAGTGCCATCAGATTCTCAAGTTGTTGTTCAATAGATTGGATGAGTTGTTCTTGTGTCATCAGTTAATAGGAAACTTGAGATTGTATTTGGAAATGAGAAGGTCTCTTACAAGTTCGCGGTCTATACTATCAAAATAAAACTCTTCACCTTTGATTTCAGCAATCTTCATACAATCATCAGTTGCTTTACGAACTAGAGTAGGATTTGCACCCATTGGATATACACCACCAGGACCATAAAATCCCATCACATAATCAATGAAATCGTTGATGACAACTTCAGAGAAATTAGTAGTCATTTCAGTTGTCCTCATCAGTTACATCAAACTCATAATCACCTGTCTCATTACTATCAAAACCAGACAGGTATTGTTCCTCAATCTTTTTCTTTACTTCATCAAGTGCAACCTCAAGATCATAAAAACTTTCCCCAGTGATAGTGATACTAAGTTTTTTGCGAGTCATGGTCATTTCTTTTGATGAGAGTTGAACAGCATCACACGACGAACTTCATCGTCAATACACTCACCGATCTGTTCGTAGATGTAATCGGTGTTGCCCACTTCATAAAGAACCTGAGCAGCATCTTCTTTATTCAGATACTGTTCATCATGGTTCTCATCAAAGGTGAACACATCAGAATCGGAGAAGATGAATGCAGCAACACCATGATCTTCACCATAGGTTGCAATCAGATCGTCAACACGTTGCTTGAGATCGGACAGTTTGCGATACATAATCAGTTTTTGTAATTGTAGCGGGGGTTAATGTCTATCATGTGAGGTGTTTTCAGTAATCATTTCAGTTAGCAATTTGATTGAGAATGTGGCGGGCAAACTTCATAAAATCATAGGAAGTCACACCGTAAGGGTCAAAACCATCAAGCATTTCGGTTTGATTGTAGGTGTTCACAATCAGCAGACAAGCATCATACACAGCAGCAAGATGTTCCTCTTTAGAAGTGAATGAAATTGCGTTGTAGGTGGGGAGAGTCATGAGTGGTTTCCTTGTGTTGATGAATGTATTATAGGGTATCCAGGTGGTTCTGGAATACCCTGTGTGCCAGTTCGTCAGGTGGCACCGTTCATAGGATTGACAGACACCGCTTCGGTGTTAAAACCAGTCACATTATATCCAAGACCAATACGTTCGGCACACTCATTCTCAAAATCCTGCTTGGTGATACATTTGGTGCTCATCGTATCAACACCCTGAAACTTCAGGACTTTGTAGAGAAACTGTGTGCTACCCTCAATCGGGAAATAATCCACAACCATCGTGCCGGTGGTAGAAGTGAGTTGCATCGGGTGCTCTCTTGATTACCTTGTAATTATAGGGCATCCAGAGGCGTGTCGGATGCCCTGTGTACCAGTTCCTAGAGTGTCACACTGCCAGAGCAGCAGAGGGAATTTCAGTCAGTTCGGGAATTTGACTACCGAACTCATTACGATTGTAGCACACCCATTCACCATTACGGAAGAGATAAGCATACTCTTCACCTTCTGACAGATACTCTTCCAAGTTAGCATCAAGGCGAGGAGGGCAATCTTCACCACGCTGGGAGTAGTATTGGGGACCGTATTTTTCCCGATGACGATCTAGCAAATCATTGCTCCAACGTTCATTAGTCCAGCAAGAAGACATATCGCCACCATCAATCAGTTCGGCAGCGAGTTCTTTGCTATTGTAGTGAGTCTTCAGAATGCGACCCAACCATTCGGGATAACCATCCCAGTGATGATAGGCAGACAGCACAGAACCGTCAGAGAGTTCAAGTCCAATACGGGAGCGGGTTGCCATGAGGCGTTTCGTTGATTACCTTGTTATTATAGGGCAGAGTGGGGGCAGAGTCGGAGGCAGAGTGGACGGTTTGATAAGTGTCTACTGATTATCTAAGAAAGATAAATCTCCATCTAAACCTTTATGATTGTTACTTTTTTCTATATCTCCAATATAAAGTTCAACTTTGTACGCATATTTACCTCCACCAGTTCCTTTGACACGAATTCTTGCTTTTGCTGATTTTGGATTAAATTTAGAAACCTTTGTTGATGGAATATTCAATGGATTTTTATCATTTATTTTGTAAAATCCTTCCCCTTTAATTTGAATATAATCACATTTTTCATAGTATTTAATTACAGCATCAGTCGTAATATCTTTAAAATGTGATGTTCCTCTATCCAATGCTTGCTGATCTTTTTGTGTTGGTTGTTTATTTGGAATATAACCGTTTGTCTGTTCATACCATATTTCATTTACCCAATCAACCAACTCATCATTAAAAAGATCTTTAATTACTTGACTTGATTTTGGATGTATGCGCCATGAGTTATTTTCAAATTGAAGTGTTCCTGATCCGAAGGCCGCATCAATATTTTCCTTTAATTCTATACCAGCACTTACATCATTTACGGTGATTTTAACATCAACTTTTTCTTTATTTTCTTCTGCCTTTGTTTGTTCAGTATAACCAGCGTCTTTTAATTTTTCAATAATATCAAGTTCATATTGCGTTCCTTCATTTTCTTCTCTTCCAGGAACTCTTGTAATAACATAAACAAAGTTGACTAAAATAAATCCAGATCCAGGTTTTCTTTTTATTTTTAAAGTTTCCGCTCCTTGATATGTTTCTCTTTCAATTGTAGTATTAAGAGTCTTTTCCAAATAGTATTGATA